GGTTAATACCAAAACACTTTTTAAGGGGCTAACTGAAATATTTTTAAGTTTCATATACATATTTCATCCTATTTTCTTACTATAAGAAAAAAAAAGAAGAAAAGAGTAAGTATTTTAAATGTTTAGTTTTTTTATTTTGCCATGATTTTTGCAAGATGGCCCCATGATTTTATGATAAACCGCTATAAGAGAGGAAAAAATCATGAACATCCTTGAAGCCGCCAGGTCTCTTGGCGTCACCCCTAAAAAAGCCGGACCAAAAGAATATGCCTCGGCCTGCCCTATGTGTGGCGGCGCGGACCGGTTCAGGCTCTGGCCCACAGAAGGTAAGAACGGCGCGGGGCGGTTCTGGTGCCGTAGGTGCGATAAGAAGGGCGATGTTGTCCAGCTCTTTATGGATGCGAAGGGCCTTGATTTTAAATCAGCGGCAAGGCTCGCTGGCAGGGAATTAAGGCCCCGCGCCAAAAAGTATGTCAAAAAAAGACAAACAAAAAAACAGGAGTTTGAACCGCGAGACTACGGTGCCCCAAAAGAGCGCTGGCAGGCCTGCGCCGCGGCCTTTATGGAATACGCCGTGGATGAGCTTGAAAAAAGAGGTGAAAAACAAAAATATCTTGCGGAACGCGGCATACCTTATGAGACGGCCCGTAAATACCGCCTCGGTTATAATCCGAAAGACATCTACACTTCGCGGGCTAAGTGGGGCCTGCCGGAGAAGGTTAACGGTAAAAAGAAAAAACTCTTTATTCCCGCGGGCCTTGTCATTCCGGCCTTTTATATGGACGGCAAGCCGCGCCTGCACCCTTACAGGCTCCGTATCCGCCGCGACGATCCCGGCAAGTTCCCGCGTTACCACATGATGGAAGGCTCCAATCCTCAAACCTGCGCCATGGCCCCGCAAGGCCTTAACCCCGGCTTTGCATGGGTAGTGGTAGAGGCGGAGCTTGACGCCCTTGCCATAGCCGCGGCCTGCGGCGATTATGTCGGCGGCCTCGGCCTCGGTAGCGTGGCCATGAAGCCCCCGGCCGAGGCCATGACGCACCTCAAGGACGCGGGCGTTATCCTCAATGCCCTTGATTATGACGCGGCGGGCGCAAAGGCACATGCCTGGTGGGTAAAAAACTTTCCACAGACAGAGCGCTGGCCCGTGCCCGAAGGTAAAGACCCCGGAGAATTTTTTGCGGCTGGCGGCGACATCGGCCTGTGGATAGAGAAGGGCCTGCCCCCGGCGTGCAGGCGCGATTTTCTGATCCCCGCGGTGCCGGAATCTGTCTCCGTGCCCGTAAAAGATGATATTTATGACGCCTATTTCAAGCACTGCCTTACCCATTACAGCCCCCAGGCTGACGATATTAATAATGTCAGCCTGGGAGATTGGACAAAAGAGCACGTCCCGGAGCTGTACAAAGAGGAGGCCCGCAGATTTAAGGCCATAAATGCCTACTGGGGCGGCGATTATAAGAAGTTCAAGGCCGCGGTGTTGGCCTATTTTAACCACATAAACACCATGGCCGATGCTTATCGGGCCGTGCGCGACAATAGAAAAGCCGAGCAGGCCGAGCTCGCGCTTAACGAATCTCACGGCCCCTTACAACTGGGTTAGGGGCGGCGCATAGGGCGCAGGGCGGGTTTGTATGAGGCCCGCCCCGTGGGACAATGAGGAGACGATAAAATGAATTGCAAGGTCTGTGGACAAAATTTAAAAACGAGAGGAAGTATGGTTGCGGTGAATGTGGTGCTGACTGATGTCCATTACAACGCTCCGGGGAAATTATCGATTGATTCGAAAACTTACAAAACAGATTCATATCTCCTCAAGTGTCAAAATTGCAAAACGCTATTGAGGTCTGTGTTTACTGCGGAAATAGATTAAGGGAAAGGAGAGAGAAGATGCCAAGTCCAGATGACAAGAAAATAATCCAGAAGCAACAGGAAGAAGAGAGGGAGAAAGACGGCAGAGCAGACGCATGGAAAAAGTTTGTAAATCAGTTGCCTGTTATATCAATACCGAGAGGATTTGGAAATCCTTTTCTAAACGAACCGGAGGAAGAAGATGAAAGAGAGACCCATTATATTCAGCGGCCCCATGGTGCGGGCCATACTGGAGGGCAGGAAGACGCAGACCCGACGGTTGGACGGGTTCAAATTTATAAACAAAAATCCTGATGAATGGAGCTTTATACATCTCTTTAAAAGTTATGATGGGATGTTTGCGAATTTTAGAAATAAAGAAGATACGCAGGGCTATCCGCAGACTCAGACAAAGAGCCGCTACATCCCCGGCGACCGCCTCTGGGTGCGGGAGACCTGGCAAGTAGACCCATGTAGACCTTCTACCGTATGTTATAGGGCAACGGGACATAACAGAATTTGCGGTTGGCTCCCTGAAAAAATTAAACAAGGTCAAAAGATTATTACTACTACTGGGCATTTATGGCGCCCTTCTATCTACATGCCCCGTTGGGCCGCCCGCATTACCCTTGAGATAACGGACATAAGGGTAGAGCGGGTGCAAGAGATAAGCGCAGGAGACGCGCTGGCGGAGGGAATATGTAGTTTGTATGTTAATGAAATCCCGCCTTACCCCGTGGATGCTTTTCATGGCCTCTGGGATTCCATCAACGCCAAGCGCGGATTGGGTTGGGCCGTGAACCCGTGGGTCTGGGTAGTAGAATTTAAGCGGATATAGCCCACCACTTATTTAAGGAGAAGAAGATGAAATGTAAAACATGTGGACAAAATTTAAAAACAAGAGGAAGTATGGTTGCGGTGAATGTTGTTCTGACTGATGTCCATTACAACGCTCCGGGGAAATTATCGATTGATTCGAAAACTTACAAAACAGATTCATATCTCCTCAAGTGTCAAAATTGCAAAACGCTATTGAGTTCTGTGTTTACTGCGGAAATAGATTAAGGGAGATGATATGAAAACACCAAGAGTATATGCCCGTAGATTATATTTCGACGTAGAATTTAATCCATTTGTGGAATTAACCATCGGAACGTTTGAAAAATGCACAAAAAATCCGTTGGGTATGATTGATGTTGATGATTTTTCTTTTAACCTTTCAGGGCAACAGCTTGATGAATTTATAAATTATTGCAAAGTCATAAAGGCGGAGATGGAAAAAATGAAAAGGGAGCAGGCCGCCAGTGAGCATGATTGAAGATTTGTCTGATAAATTCGCGCTGACGCGCAAAGACTCTGTCCCTCCGCCGGCCTGTATATACTGTGGGCTCGTAAATAAACCCATCGCCGCCATAGCTGGCGAGATATCGGGCCAGCCCGGCGAGATTAAGTGGATGAGCCGGGAGTTCCTCTGTGAAGTCTGTGGCCATGTCTGGAGAGAAGAAGAATATAATGACTGATTCACATTTAAAAATATTAGAGGCCGCCTACGAAAAGGCCGCGGCGGAGATAAAGAAAAAGGCCACAAAAAAGGCCATTGAGGCCTTTACCGCGGCCAAGTCTGCCCTTGAGGCGCACCGCCGCGCGCAGGCCGGGGCCTTAGACCCAGACTCTCTGCCCCTGGCGAACATCCCCGAGGCCCTCGAATACCTCCAGTCCGAGGGATGGAAGATAGAGAAGTCAAAACTCTACGCCGACGCCCACATGATAAAATGCGAAAAAGACGGCTCTTACTCACGCTCTGCCGTGGATAAGTACGCGGAGGCTACCGGCCTTGCACGCCTCGACGGCACAGACCCGGCCCTCCAGTCCCTCTCCGAGCAGAAACTAAAAAAACAGGTCGAGCTCCTTGAAATCCAGAGGCACAACGATGCGCTTGAGCTTGAGATTAAGCAAAAAAAATGGGTCAAAAGGAGCCGTGTCGAGAGCCTCCTTGCCGCGCGGGCATCCCTTCTTAAAAACAGCCTCGGCCCGGAGTTTATCCATGCCTGCGCCGCGCGCATTATCGAAGTGGTAGAGGGCAACCCCGACCGGGTCCCGGAGCTCGTGGTTTATTATCTCGACGCCACGGAAGACGCCTTTGACCGCTACGCCGCGCCCGTGGAGTTCGCGGCGCCCATACCGGAGAGGGATAAGGACGCCCATGGCTAATACCGCGCCCCAGCTCTCCATGTATACGCCCGTGCGGTTTTACGCCGCGGAGCGCGATGTTTTCCGTAAAAAAGAACGTATTAAGCCTTCGGAATGGGCCGAAAAATACCGCCGTGTCAACATCGGCGCGCACGTAGGCCCATGGCGTAACGAAATCAGCCCCTACCTGCCCTTTATTATGGACACCTGGGCAAAGCCCCATGTCCGCGAAGTCGTGCTCTGTAAATCCCCACAGACAGGCGGCACAGAGGTTATGTTTAACTGCGAGGCCTATTCCATAGACCGCGACCCCGCCACAGTCATGTTCATCATGCCAAACCGCGAGCGGGCCCGCGACTGGGCGCGCGACCGCATAATCCCTATGATAGAGCAGAGCCCGCGCCTCAAGAAACACATATCAGCCGATCCCGACGACATGGCGGCCCAGCGCATAGCCCTCCGTAACGGCGAAAAAATTTTCATGGCCTGGACAAACTCAGCCACAGCCCTCTCCGGCTGGCCCATAAAGCGGCTCTATTTTGACGAGACAGATAAATATCCCGTTGCCGTCGGCAAGGAAACAGACCCCATAAGCCTCGGCGAAAAGCGCGCCCGTACCTTCCGTTATACGCATAAAATCTTCAAGACGAGCTCGCCTACGCGCGAAGAAGCTCCAATCTGGAAGGCCCTGAAACGCGCCGAGGTGGAATATCACTTTTTTGCGGAATGTCCCCAATGCTCCGCCCCGCAGGAGTTTATTTTTGACGCGCTTCGTTATCCCGAAAAAATAACGGCAGAAGAAATCCGCCGCGAGAACCTCGCCGCCTACGAGTGCCGGGCCTGCAAGGCCCGCTGGACAGACAGGCAAAAAGACTCTGCCGTAAAGCATGGCAAGTGGCGGCGCGTCCGCGGAAAAGATATCCTGCGTCCGCGCTCTGTAGGTTTTCACTTGCCTTCGTGGCTCTCGCCTGATGTATCCCTCTCGGAAATCGCCGCGGAATATATTCTCTCGCGCACAGACCGAGAAAAACTCATCAACTTTCATAACGACTACCTCGCAGAGCCCTTCATCGAATCTGAAGAAGGCGAGTCCGTAGACGCCGAGGTGCTTTACGCCCGCCGCCGCGACTATGCCCCCACAGATGCTCTCTGGCAGGTCCCGCAAATTGCCTGTGTGCTGACAAGCTTCACGGATGTGCAGGAAAACCGCCTTGAAACCGAGGTCGTCGGCTGGGGCCCCGGTTATGAGACCTGCGGCATAGAGCACAAGGTTTTTCCCGGCGACACATCCATCGAGCTGGGTTTTTCCGGCTCGCCATGGACAGAACTTGTGAAGTTTTTGTCAGGCCAGTGGACGCACGAATCCGGCGCGGCCCTTAAAGTAGCGGCATCAGGCATAGATTCCGGCTACCGCGCCGATGTTGTGTATCGATTTGTCCGCCGAAAAGGCAAGCTCCGTGTTAATAACAGGCTCTACCAGCTGCCCCGGCTCTATGCCTGCAAGGGCGCCTCTACGCGCGGCAAGCCCCTCATCTCCGTTACATCGCCGAAAAAATACAAAAAACAGCAGGTTAAGGACAAATACAGGGTTACGCCCATTATTATCGGCACCGAGGCGGCAAAAGACATGCTTCTGAGCTGGATGGAAGAGGAGCACCCCGGGCCCGGGTACATGCACTATCATACGGGGTATAGCCTGGACTACTTCCGCCAGCTCACGGCCGAGCACGCCGTAACGCGTTTTGACAAAAAAGGCAAGGCATATCGCGAATGGAAGTTAAAACGGCAGGGCGCGCGCAACGAGGCACTTGACCTTCGCGTAGGCAATTACGCTGTGCTTGAGCTTCTGAACCCGGAGTTTGAGAAAATTGCCGAGGGATTAAAAACCGCCGTACAGACAGAGAGCAAAAAGCAAAAAGACGAAGATAAAAAAATGCCGCCGCCAAAGCGTTCCCGCGTAACGGGCCGCAAAAAGGGCGGTTATATTAACGGGTGGCGTTGATGGCCGAACCCGTCACATACCTCACAGTGCAGGAAGTGGCCGAAATCTTCCGCCGCTCGAAGCGCACCATTCTCCGATGGGTAGCGGAGCAGAATCCCATAAAGGAGTTTACGCGCGTCCGCGACGGCGTGCTGATTCCCCGACGCGAAGTAAACCGCATATTGGCTGAGGGCAAGAACGCCGATGTCTCAGACCTTGTCCCCGATCCGTCCCCGCCGAAACTCCGCAAAAAGAGCAGTTATGTGCATAGTTGGAAAAAATGATTATTTTTTCGGCTTGTCCCAATATGGCGAATGACAGCCAGGGCAGACCCGCGGCCTCTCCATTCCCCGCGGTGTCCACTTATGGCCGCAACGCAAGCATCTGTGGCGCGTCTGCAGTCCAGGCAGTTGCGAGAGGAACCGTCGTACCATGGAGGGGGCGAGTTCCGCGCCGTGCGTGATGACCACATCAGCCGCCGGCCCCGAGGGCGTCATATCCGCCGGGCCATAGGTCTGCCCATCGATGACGAGGACGGGCAGGCCATAGGATGATGCCGGATCAGATGTAGTGAGTTTAATTTTCATTTTTTGCTCCTTCGATCGCCTTTTCGCGGGCCTTTTGATAACAAGGTTTTTCTATAAAGACTTTATATATTTTTTCCTGCATTTCTGTCGCGTTATGACGGAGTTTGATCTCGCCGTCTACCACAACGGCGAAATGTTTTAATTTTTGTTCGTTGTGGCTCCGGTAATAGATGTCTCTTCCGCGCTGTTCAAATTGTCCACTATTTGTAAGTTTTCCGTGTCTCATTTTTTTGTTCTCCTTTTTATTTAGCAAAATTTAAAATATCTTTCCAGCTCGCATTGTCGTCAAGCCCCACTTCCTCCATTGCTTTGATATAAACAGCATCCCACTGCCTGATACCTTGTTCGCAATAAAGCTCGTTAGGATAATCATATCTGTCTTCTTCGCGATGGTGTATCTGCGTTGAAGCGTGACCGGGATACGGCTCGAAGTATGTGATCCATACCTTGGCCCGGAGGCCAGGCATATTAATATAAACTCTCTTTTTGCCTGTCTTGGGATGCGTCCATGTTTTTAAAGTAGTTTTCATTTTATGTCTCCCCTCTTTTTTTTGCTTCGTTGCCCCTTTTTCTTAACTTGATTATAGTATATTATTATAATCAAGTTTTGTCAAGTCTTTTTTTGACTTTTTTTAAAAAAGTAAACTTTTTTCTGCTTGCCTGAAAATCACATGTCAAATGATGTCAAATGACGACAAATGGGTATAGACATTCCCTTTTTAGGGAGATAAAATAGAGATAAATATAGAC